ATGTACGCCGGCACGCTTTACCGTGAGCGCGGCAGCGTGGATTCCTTTGCATCATTTGAGGACATGGGCGGCGCGGTGCCGTTCGGCTCAAATGGGCAGATAAATAAGCTTTTGGGCGTCAACCGTTCGCAAGTCGCATGAGCGCAACGGGAATCTTTGCGGCGGCGCAGGCAACCCTAGTGGCGTCACTAGAGGCGCTAGGGCTTGCCGTGGTGACAGACGCGCGCAACGCGCGGCCGTTGACTGTCCTGGTAGAGCCGCCCATTTTTACCGCGTTCAACAACAACGTTGCCGAAATCGAATTCGCCCTAAAGGTGCTTGCACCGCCGCCTGGCAATCAGGACGCGGCAGATTGGTTGGTCACGACGGCCGACACAATCCACAATTCGGAAATCAGCCTAATCCGGGGGGTTCCCGGAATGCTGCTAATCGGTGGGCAAGAGGTTCCGACCTTTGATCTTACCGTTCGGGTTTCTACTGAAAGGAATGCTTAGAAATGGCCGCGACTACCTACCTTTCGCAGCCGGGGGTGCTTACCGTCAATGCGGTTGACCTCACGGATCAGGCGTCTAGCGTTTCCCTCACGCTCGGCTACAACAGCCTTACTAAGACCGCATTCGGCGACGGCGGCGAGCTTATGACGCAGGGGCTTCAGACGGTTGAGGGGTCCATCACGCTTTACGCGAGCTATGGCGCTTCCTCCGCGGAGGACACTATTGCCGCAGAGGTCGGGGCCGGCGATACCGTGATTGTGGTCAAGAAGGATGACGCCGCGGTTGCCGCGGACAATCCGGAGTGGACCATTACCAACACGATGATTGCGAGCTACCCCATCGTTTATACCGTGGGCGAGCTCCAGGTCATTGAGGTGAGCTTCACCGGCGGTACATGGGTCCGCGACGTAACGCCATAGGAAGGAAAGGGGACCAATGGCTTCCAACGTAATTATCCGGACGAAGGGCGGGGAGGCAATCCCCGTTGACATTGACCAATTCCCGGTGATTGTCGAATTCGAACGGCATTTCAATCGCTCATCATTTGAGCTACAGAACGCCCCGCGGTTGGAGTGGCTTGCGTGGCTTGCATGGCGCGCGGCGCGCAATGATGGAGCGTCGGTGCCCGTCAAGTTTGACGATTTCCTAGAGCAGTTGGCGGGCCTGGATGAGGTAGAGGACGAGGAAGGCCGCGCATCCTCGGACCCTACGGACGGGGGACAGTAAGCCGCGCGCTTGCAACCGTTCTGGTTGCGACCGGCTTTTGGCCCCCGGAAGTAAGTTTCACCATGCGGGACCTTGCAACGGTTATTGACGTAATGAGCGAAAGGGACGCCTAATGCCGGCGGCCGCAGGGGTCCAGGTCATAGGGGTTGAGGAAACCGTCAAAGAGCTCCGCAAGGTCAACCCCGAATACCGCAAGGAATTCAACCGCGGAATCAAGACGGTCCTAGCGCCAATGGTTGCAGCGGCAAAGAGCGGCTATCCGGACCTCCCGCTTAGCGGCATGGCGCGTTCGTGGAATCAGGGCGGCCGGCAGCTTTTGCCGTGGAGTGCGGCAAAGGCGCGCAAGGGCGTCAAGGTCAAGACGCGCACAAGCCGCGGCACAAAGAGCGTCGTGCGCGTGCAGCAGATGGACCCCGCCGCGGCAATCTTTGAAGTCGCCGGCACGGGCACCAGGCTAGGCAGCAATCTCCGTGCCCGTAATCCGCGCGTGCTTTGGCCGGCGTATGATCGCTTCGCGTACCAAATAAACGCCGGCGTCATTGCCATTGTTCGCAAGGCGGAAGCGCAAGTGCAGGGGAGGATTAGCCGCTAATGGCAATCACAATCCCAATTCTGACCACGTTCAACGGCCGCGGGATTGACCGTGGAATTGCCCAATTCAAGAGCCTGGAAACGCGGGGACAAAAGGCCGGCTTCCTGATTCGCAAGGCCGCGCTTCCTGCCGCCGCCGCGTTGGGTGGGTTGGCACTTGCGGCAAAGGCCGGCGTGCAGGGCGTCATGGAGGACGACAAGGCGCTTGCCAACCTCGCAAGCACGCTAAAGAGCACCGGCAACGCGGCCAACATCACCGCAGACGGCTTTTTTGAGTATGCCAATGAGCTTCAGGCCGCAACAGGCGTGGGGGCCGATCAGATTACGCAGGGCGCGGCGCTACTCGGCACCTTCAAAAACATCCGTAATGAGGTTGGCAAGGGCAACGACATTTTCAACCGGACCACGGAAGCGGCCCTGGACCTGTCAAAGAAGGGCTTTGGGTCTTTGGAGTCGGCCAACAAGATGCTCGGCAAGGCGCTCAACGATCCTATTGCGGGCATTACGGCCCTTTCCCGCGCCGGCGTCACCTTCACGGAGGGCCAGAAAAAGACCATCGCTTCGCTCGTGCAATCCGGCAAGACTCTTGAAGCCCAAAAGATCATCCTAAGGGAAGTGGAATCGCAGGTAGGGGGCACCGCTCGGGCATTTGGGGAGACAACCGCCGGCAAGATTGAGCGCGGCAAGCGTGCATTTGAGGAATTGCAAAAGAGCCTTGCAAAAGCCCTCATTCCCGCGGTTGAAGTATTTGCGGGCCTGCTTACAAAGGTTTCCGGCTTCCTGCAGCGCAATGAAGGCGTCGTGAAGGTTGCCGCGCTCGCAATTGGCGTGCTTTCGACGGCAATTCTTGTGCTGAACGGAGTGATGAGAATTCAGAACGCCATCATGCTCGCATCACCCTGGGCGTGGATTGCGCTTGCAATCGCCGGCGTCGTAACGGCCGTAATCGCCCTGGAGTCAAAGTTCGGAATTTTCAGCAAGACTTTCCGGGGAATTTGGGAATTCATTAGCCCAATTACCGGGGCCGCGCTTGACGGCTTGAAGGCCGCATTTGGGGCAATCCGTGACGTTGCCGACTCCCTAAGCGAGAAGGTCCAGGCGGCGTGGGACGTAATCAAGCCGGTCGTCAATTTTATGAAGCCCATCCTTAGCACCGCGTTTGACGGGCTAAAGACCGCGTTCAACGTCCTGTTCAACCCAATTGAGAAGGTCAAGACGGCAATTAGCCTGGTCAGCTCCGTCGGCGGGCCGATCATTGAGGCGCTAAAGGCGATCGGGAGCACCGCGTTCAACGGGCTAAAGACCGCGTTCAATGTCCTGCTAACCCCGGTGCGTTTGGTCGCGTCCGCGCTCGAACGCATCAAGAGCGCGTGGAATGCCATCAGCGGCGTTTGGTCAACGATCACCGGGGGGATTTCCGGCACGGCCCCGGCCCGGCATCCGATCACCGGACAGCCCATTACCCGGTCAATGGCGGTCGCCCCGGCCACGGCTTCCAGGGCAAAAGCCGGAGGGGGGACAGTTATCAACGTGAGCATTGACGCCGGGCTTGTCAGCACGCCGGATCAGGTCGGCCAACAGATTATTGAGGCGATCCAGCGGGCGCAGCGCAAGAGCGGCCCCGCTTTCGTCGCGGCATGAGCATCCCGGTAATCCGCGTTGAGGTTGGTTTTCAGCAGACGGCCGGCTTTGCGACGCCTTTCCAGCTAGACAACGCAACCTTCGGCCTGCTTGATACCGGCACGCTCGGCGGCGTGGAAATGGTTGACCTCACCGCAAAGGTCCAGGCAATCCAGATAACCCGCGGCCGGAACAGGCAGACGGAAGCCTTTATCGCCGGCACCGCAACCGTGCGCTTTTACGATCCCGCGCGCGACCTTGACCCGCTCAACACGGATTCCCCGTATTACCCGCACGTTGGCCCGCGGCAGCCGCTTGTGGTCTATGCGGACGACACGCCCATTTATACGGGCCTCATTACTGATTGGAACATTGACTACGGCATCGCGGCCAACGGCACAACCACGGACGCGGTGTGCGCGGACAATTTCACCATCCTCGCAAACATGGTGATGAGCGAATGGACGCCTTCCGCGCAAAGCTCCGGCGAGCGCATTGCGGCCGTCCTAGAGCGCCCGGAAATTGAGTACCAGGGGCCGTATTACCTAGACGACGGCTATTCGACGCTCGGCGCGTATCAGGTCGCGGAGGGCACCAATGTCCTGCAATACCTGCAGAACGTCATGCACTCCGAATTGGGCTTCCTGTTCGTGGACGCTACCGGCGCGCTCCGCTTCCGCGACCGCTACCCGCAGGCGCAGGGCGGGCTAAACCCGGAAACGGTCGGGTGCGTTTTCAAGGATGACGGCACCGGGATTCCATACCAGACGTTGCAAAATCAGTTTGGGGATGAGCTGCTATTCAATTTCGCCCAATTGCAATCCCCCGCCGGCGCGCCGCAGACGGCTTCCGACGCCGATTCAATGGCGCTTTACCAGGCGCAGACGTTCTCAAAGCTTGACCTGCTCAACAGCACCACGGCAGAGCTTGCAAACATGGCCGCTTACCTTGTCGGGCAATACAAGGACCCGGTTTTGCGCTTCACCGGGCTAAGCGTGCAGCTTGCCGGCCTCACGGACGAACAGCACGCTCACCTCGTCGGTTGCGAAATTTCCAGCGTTGCGAGCGTGACAAAAAGCTTTGGCGAAGGGCTGCCGGCGTCCGTTACCCAAAATGTTTTTGTCACCGGCATCGCTCATACGATCACGCCGGGCTCGCACGTTATGGCCTTCACGTTTGAAAACGTGGATCAGCGGCCTTACCTTGTGCTCAATTCATCCCTTCGCGGAATCCTTGACACTAACCTTGTGGCGTTCTAGGGGGCGCAATGGCTAAGACCTACAACACAATTGGCACCTTTACCGCCGGGCAGGTACTCACCGCCGCGGAAATGAATGAGCTCGGCGAGAATTCCAACAATTACCGCGTCCCGCCGATGCTTATCGCCACTATGAGCAGCCCGCAAACGATCTACGACGCAACGAATTCAAACCTCTACTTCGACACGGCGGGGACGAACACGGACGGGATACATCCGGGCGGGTCGGCTAACACGATGACGATTCAGACGCCGGGAATCTACCTCGTCACCGCCTGCAACGATTGGTCATCCTCGATAAACGTTCGCGCCGATCTGTGGATCGTGCAGTCGTCAGGCGGAACCGTTGCGCGTGACATTCGCTACGGGACGGTTGAATTCAACAGCATTACCTACGCTTACAAGTTTGCGGCTTCGGACACGCTCTCGGCGTGGGTCTATCAAGACAACACTTCATCGGCCGCGCGCACCGCAAACGTCCGGCTTTCCGTTACCTGGCTAGGGCAGGCGTCATAACCCATGAGCCCGGATCAGGTCGCGGAAATCCGGGAGCAGCTACGCGAGCTCCGGCGCGAGCTCGGCGAGGTCGTGACGCTGCAGCGTGAGGCCAACGGGCGAACGGGCAAGATTGAGGCGCGCGTTTTTGACCTAGAGCTTTGGCGTGCGCGGTGGCAAGGTGCCGCGGCAACCTCCCGCGTTGCATGGATGCTCGCCGGCGGCGCGGTTACCGGAATAGTTGTGTCAATCGTGAATAACGCTTAGGGGGCCGGATGCTTTCAAACGGGCAAAAGACGCTTAGGAAGGCGGGGCATTACCTCGGCGCAATGGAGGGGGCGCGGCCGAACAGGTCCGGCGACCCCATCGTGGATGAATGCCAGGAGTTCTACGGACTGTTAGGGGTTCCGTGGTGCGCGTGCTTTCTCGGCTATGTCGTGGCGAAAAGTGACGCGGACGCGGCCTATAAGCGCAACGCAAAGGCCATTGCCCATCCATCAACCGCCGAAATGGTGCGCCGCGCTCGCGCGAAGGGTTGGTACAAGACCGGCAACGCAAAGACGCGCCCGGGTGATTGGTTCATCCGTGATGGGGTCCATGTAGGGCTAGTGCTTGACGTTCGCACGGACGGCCGATTTTCGACCATTGAGGGGAATGCGGCCAATGGCGTCCGGTCGTATGTCCGCGCATGGTCGGATGGTTGGCGCGTCATTTCCATCCCCGGCGTTGGGCTTCCGGGGCCTGCGGCCGTGGTCAACGGCTATGGATTCGACGACACAAGGGTGAAAATTTTTGGCGGTTGGCCCACCGCCGCTGCGCGCGATCAGCAGATGAGGAAATACCAGGCGGCACACCCCGACCATTGGACGCAGGCAATCCGCGTTCGCCGGCCGTCAAAGTACGCCTTCCGCTCCGGCCCGCCCGGAACGTGGGACCGTTGGACATACGGGCCGTGGCTTCACGGCACCGGCAAGGAAGCGCGCGACAAGCAAATGGAAAAGTGGCAGGCCGCAAATGATGCGAAGGCGCGGCCCTGGCGCAAGACGTACAAGGACAATTAGAAATGCCACCTAACACGCTGCCCGCCGGCACGGAGGTCATTGAGCCGCGGCCGCCGGAGCCCACGGATTACGACGACGGGAAGGAGCCGCCGGCATGACGCCGAAGGTAGGACCGTCAACAATCGCCATGCTCACCGGCGCGCTCGTCGTAATGGTGGCTTTCATTGACACCTGGATTGAGGGAAGCCCATCCCTCACGCTTGCCGCGATCAGCGCGGCGCTTACTGCCGCGTTGGGCGTGCTCCGTTCGTGGCAGTCCGTGGAAGCTGACAAGGGGAAGGCATCATCAGATTCGGACGCATCGCAGTAACGGCCGCGGTGCTCGGGGGCCTAATCGTCGCCGGCACCATTGAGGCAAACGCCGCTCCGTGCGAAAAGCACCAGGGCACGGCAAAGGTGGCTTGCAAGAAGCAGCTAAAGCGGGACCGCATGGCATTCCCGCCCAATCCGACGAAGGCAACCTTCGTCAAGCGGTATGGCTCCGCGCAATGGAATAAGGCCATGCGCGTTGCCCGGTGCGAAACCGGCGCGACGCTTGATTGGTACATCAACACGCGCACCGGCGCGCCCCGCGGCCGCTACGTCGGGCCGCACGGCATGTATGCGCCCCTGCACCGCATTGCCAGGCAGCGCACCGGGTACACCGGCCGAACGTGGGCGGAAGCAAACATGATCGCGCTTAGCGTCCACGACCACACGCGCGGTTGGGGAGGATGGGGCTGCCGCGGGGCATGACGACCGCGGGCTAGGCTATGTTCGACAAAAGCCGAATTGGGAGGGGAAACCCATGAACGGTCCAGACGAAACGCCCACGCTGGATGAGGACCCCGCCGCGCGTGAATGGGCGGACGAAATGGCGATGGAGCAGGAACGGACGGAGCGCGCCTTCGGCCGCTCCCTGTTCTCTTTGTACGAAGGGGACGACTAGATGCCCCGCGAATACCAACAGCCGCTAAACCTGTTCGACCAACCGCTAAGCGCGGAGCTCGCGCGCAACACGGACCCGCGGACCTCGCGTGACGCGGCACGGGACGCCCTGCCGGA